ATTCTGGACAATTTAGGTGGTATATCATAATAATCGAGATGTACAATTGTATTATTTTAGGTATAAGACAATATATATTAAAAAATTGATTTAAATATTATATTATAATATATATATAACTAAAAATGGGTAAATACAATTGTGAAAAGTGTGGAAAAGAGTTTAATCAAAAATCACATTATACAACACATGCTAATAAAAAAATTCCTTGTGTTGATGAAAGAAAAATGAAAGAGTTGATAGATAATGCTGTTAAAGAAAAATTAATTGAAATTAAAAAAACTTCGCCAAACGACATAATTAATAATATTGAAATCGTTTATGATAATAAACTTGTTAAAGATATCACTACGAAAAAAATACATATTATCAAACCAATATTAAAGTGGGTTGGTGGAAAAACTCAAATAATGGATAAACTTATTACAGAATTTCCAGTTGAAATAAATAATTATCGCGAGGCATTTTTAGGAGGAGGTAGTGTTTTATTAACCTTATTATCTTATGTAAAACACGGGATTATAAAGATACATGGTAATATATATGCGTATGATTTGAACGAACCTTTAATTTATATCTATAAAAACATTCAAACACATCATGAAGAATTATATAAGGTAATTCAAACTATTATAACTGATTTTAACGAATGTGGAAATGGAGAAATAAATAGAACACCCGCAAATATAACAGAAGCTAAAATAGCAAAGGAAAATTATTATTATTGGATAAGAAGTGAATATAACAAATTATGTGTAATTGATAAAAAAAGTATATTAGTATCAGCAATGTTTATATTCTTAAATAAAACGTGTTTTAGAGGTGTATTTAGGGTTGGTCCAAATGGATTTAATGTTCCGTACGGACACTATAACAATCCTGAAATTATAAATAAAGAGCATTTAGAAGAAATACATAATTTAATTCAAAGTGTAGTATTTGAATGCTGCGATTTTAATACATCACTAACAATTGTAGAACCGAATGATTTTGTATATCTTGACCCCCCATATGCTCCAGAAACAAAAGTATCATTTGTTGGATATACAGAAAATGGATTTAATATAGAAAATCATACAAACTTATTTAAATTAATACACATTTTAACAGATACAAATAAAAAAATAATGTTAAGTAATGCTGATGTGAGTTTAGTACGTGAAAACTTTACAAATGAAAAATATAATATATTATCAATTTTATGTAAAAGGTCTATTAATTCTAAAAATCCTAACTCTAAGACAAAAGAAGTTATCATAAAGAATTATTAAACCATATATCAAATGTTTCAAAATAATCCTTATCATCGCCAAATAAAACTATAATATTATTTTCATTTAATATTTTATTCCATGTTGTATATTTTTTTTTGTTTGAAATAAGTTTATTTTTCAAAAATGCACTTACACAAAATCCATAAAATACCTCAAACTCAGAACCCAACGCATATTCATACTCTCTTTTAAAACCGGGTCCTGACAATAATTTATCTTCTACTGAACCCTCTACATTTTGTTCTTTTTTTTCTAATATTTTTATTACCTTTCTACCGCTTGTATATTCAATAATATATGCTTCATCGGGCTCTCTAAACAATTCAATATTGTATATGTTTTTCATGTAATTTTTTAGCCCTTTTTGTTGTACAAAAACTATTGTTTTATCTTCAAATGTTTTTGATAAATAATAGTCATGATCTTTTTTTGGTTTTTTTGTAAAACTATTTTTAATGTATCCCAATTCTAACAATCTTTGTTGATTATTAGTTTTTTCTTCAAACTTTTTCCCATAATAATTTGTATTAGAACCACCAGCCCCTGTTCCCTTATTAACAATTATTTTGCTTGTATTGTTGTCTTCTGTAGTATTTAATTTACTCATTCTTTTTATAATATTGTAATACTTATTGTTATTAAGTATTAATCAATTTTATTAAAACTTGCTTGTACTTGTGTTGTTATTTGTATATATACTTTTAATACTCTTGATTGCGGTGGTATACAAATACACGATACCTATCAAATTTTATACCAAACCGAAAAAAATAGAACAAATTTATATTTGGGAGATTTATTTAGAAAAATTGATTTATTTATACAAATTTTTTATTTATAAATATGGAAGAAGATAAATTATTTTACTATAGTAAATCAGCAAATAAACAAGCAGGGAAAGGTGTAAATGAATTTGTATCTAATTATAATGACTATAATGAATTGAATAAAATTAAAGATTGGAGAAAAATGCTCAGTAATTTTTATGTAGCAGAATTTACTTATAATGGTAAAACATATTATACAGCAGAGCATGCTTTTCAAGCTAAAAAAATAGAATTAGTAGATGCTAATAAAGCAAATTTATTTTGTATAGAATCTGGAAATATTATTGGAACTACAAAAGATGGTAATATTGCTCGAAAAAATAGAAAATTAGTAATTCTTGATGATGAAAACATTAAAATATGGAATGGAATTAAACATAATATAATGAAGGAAATATTGTTATGTAAATTTACTCAAAATATTGAACTTCGTAATGTATTATTATTAACAAAAAAAGCAATATTGTTACATGGAGCAAAAGGAATACCTATTTCAAGGCAATACGATTTAGAAGAAGTTAGAAATTATTTACAATTATAAGGGAATAATCAAAAATAAGAATACCTATATAATTACTATATTTATTTAATTTTCACTCATTATATATATATTCACCTATATTAAATATAATGAGTGAAAATATTACTTACGATTGGTATTATGATAGTATAAAGAATAAGATATTGTCTGTTATTAAAAATTATGATGAAGTTGTTGGTGAATTTTCATTAATTATTGGTAAAGGATATCCAAATCAGTTATATGTAGATATAGATGAAAAATATCAAGGTAGAGGCTATTCAACTATATTAGTAAAAAATTTTTGTGATTATATATACTATAATTGGAATAGTAGAAAAGGTGTTTATATTTTAACAGATAATAATAGAAAAAACCGACCTTATATAGAATTAGACCAAGATATGTTGATATTTATAGATACTGATGCAAGCGAAAATTCAAGAGGAGCTTCTTTTTGGCGAAAAATAGGCATGAGTAACGCAAGATATGCAACAAAATCTTCTGATTCTAAAAGATATAACGAAAGTAACGGATATGAACTTAGTATAACATTGAGAGATTTATTACTTCAGCCAAAAAAATAAATAGAAAATAGTATGATTTTAATTAAATTATTTTTTAAAATTTAATATATAGATATATATTAAAATGTCTTTGCCTTTAATACATATAGAAGTTTTAGAAGATAAACATATATTAGGGATATCATATAGATTAAAATGTTATATGAAACATATAAGAACTATAAATGAACAACTTTACACCAATTTAATGAGTTTATTTCACATTGACAGTGCTAATATACCAACCGATCCTGATATTCTTAATATTATTAAAATTTTAATAACAATAGATTTAAAAACAAATGCTGCTGGATTGCTTAATAATATAAAAATTAAGTTAACTGAATATTTATTCTATATAAGACTTGATCAGCGACACGATTTTGATGATCCTGGTAGATGTATCCCAAAGTTTTCTTATAATACAACAAATTCATCTTTAAGTGCGTGTAGTACATTTATAGAAGACAAATTAAGTTCGAAAATAACAAGACCAGTTAATAAAACGACAACATTACCTGGATTAGAATATTATTGTTTAGATACTGGATTGAGAGAAACCTCGTCAAAAAAAATAAAGCAAAGACTTGATAATTATTTTCAACGTCTGAAACAAAAAAGTGCAAGTATAGCAACTATCTCACAAATAGTAGATTCAGCAGGATGTAGTCCAAAGGATACGAATGATAATAGTTTTAAAAGCCAATATTTAATAGATTATGAAATATATTTATATAATATTGGGTTTATTTTTTATCAGGGATTTTTTCATTATTTAAATAATGATAACGGTTATTTTATAATTATAAATCAACTTACTGGTCAAGATAAAAAAAAATATATTGAAAAAAAAGAATTTAATATTAAAATATTTAATTATAAATTTACTGAAGGTAATTATAATATTAATGAATTTTATAACAGCAACATTATTGTAGGGCAAAATGGATTTTCTTTACCTAATGTTTGCAAATGGATAAGTAATAATATGAAACTTTTTCAATGGCCACCTCCTCCTCAGAGTGGACAGAGTGGATTGTCTGTTGAGATGATATCAAATTTAAAAAAAAGTATAGGCATGAGCATAAAAGGTTACGGAGATTTTGGTCAAATATTTATTACAACTTGCTTAAATAATTTAAATAATTTGGGTAGTAATTTGAATATTTTTAAAGGAAAAATTATTTTATTTACTGCTGATACATTTTTAGCAACTTTAGCAATCATCGCAAAGTGCCCTTTTTTATTAGGGACTATTGCTAATCCTTGTTATTTTCATAATCCAATTGAAAATATAAAAGAAGAAAATGTTATTACATATTGGAATAATATTTTAGATAATATTAAAATATATACTAAAGATCGATATGATAATCCAGATAAGCCCGACTATAAATTAGCATTTACAAATATGAAAAAATATGACGATAATGATATAATTGAGCCTATTGCTCCAAAATATTATTTTTGTTATGATATTTTAACAGATTATATAAGTGGGATAAAATTAAGAAGTATATATTATATTTATAATAATATTTTTATATCAAATGATAATAATATAACAGCGGATACATTATTAAGAAATATTAGAAGTCAATTAAATAATTATTGCTTATATATTATATCAAAGTGTAATGATACTGAGAAGAAAGAACAGGCTAAAAGTTTATGCGAATACATAAATCAAAAAAAAATTGGCGATTTAAACATATTGATGGTAGATACACATTTTTTTAAATATAATGATAGAATTTTAAAAGATGAAATATATCAAAACTTAGGTTCTGATGACATTCAAATACTTCAAACATTTTATCAAATAGAAACAACGGGGAAATATTATACAGCTTTTAAATCAATCGGGATATTTACTAATTATTTCAATTTGATAGATAATACATATACATTAATTATATCTGCAATTAAAGCTTATACTGTAAACAAATTTGGTCCTCCTGTTCATTTAAATGATCGTTTTAAAGAAAATGTTAATAATATAGCATTAATAGACGCAAACACAGCACAAAATTTAAAAGTTTTTGAGGATTATAAATTAGTGTTTATAGATAAATTTAAACAAATAGATAGTAACGATAATTTATATTTAAAAAGTATTAAAGATATTTATACATTTTTACAAAAACATTATTTAAGTATTAAAGATAACACATGTCCTGCAGCTTTAATACAAACAAAAACAAGTATATTTTTAAATTTTTTAAGTAAATTTTATGTAAATTTATTAACAGAAATTCAAGAAATATATTCTCATTTTGAATCTATTTTTGATATATTAAATGAAAGTAATATATGTAAAATAAATGGATTTAGATTATTTATAACAGCTGAAGGGGTTGATGAGATAGTAAATCATATAAAAATATTATCAGAATATACAGAAAAAATTATAAAACATAATAATAATATTAATGAACATATAACTTTAATTAGAAAAGTATATAGCACATATAAAAATGGCGATTCTTCTTTTGGAATTAATCCATTAGATAATGCATTAAAAGTCTATAAATATATTTATGAAAATGAAAATACCAGTAATGAAAATACCAGTAATTATAATATAATAAATAAAATTAAAAA